GCTTCTGGTTTCTTTGTTCCACTGGAGATTGCAGCAAATTTTCTACCAGATGGAATCGTATTGATTTCTGTATCTACCTGAGTATTATGTCTTGGATGATTGAATGTACGATCTGCATATTTCTTTTCTGGATATGTGGTATGATACTTTCCTTTATCATCAAAATCAACACGATTCTTTGCGCCGCCACCTTTGAATCCTGCCTTTTGTGCTGCGGAACGTGCAATGGTAATGTTTCTACTTCTTGGATTTGCTCCACTGATATTCGTATTTTCTTTATCCCATTGAAGTTGTGATTTATAACGTGTTCTTGTGGATGGATTATAAAATTTTGACTTTGGATCTATTTTTGCCTTGACTTCTTGCTTTGAACCAACATCTTTCCAGGTTTCTCCTCTTTCTACACGACTCATCATTGCAGTGGGTTTGGATGCTCTTGCAGACCTTGCTGCTGATGTAACTCTTCTTCCACCATCAGCAGTTCTGACGGTTCTTCCTGCTTTCGATGCTGATTTAAGTAATCTTAAGGCACCTCTTGCGATTGCCGCACTTTCATTAAACTCTTGAAATGTCTTCATTGCATTGTACCTACAAGAGTATGAGTTACAGGATTCATTTTTGTCATTCTAGACCCTGCAATCTTTTTATATAATTTTGCTCTTTTTTCCCTTCCCATTACTTTATTTGTTTCACCTGGCATGACTGCTCCTGGATGACCAGTAACTTTAGAACCTGGTTTAACATTTGCGCGATAAAGTGTGTCAGGTATATCTTTCAATGTTTGAACAAATTCTTTACCTCTTGAAATTAAATCTTCTGGATCATTTTTTGAATAATAATTTGATTTTGTTCCAACTTCAATATCTGCAACTTGTTTCGGAGTTCTTGTTCCTCCCATTTGCTTCTTGAGTTGTGATAGGAAAAATGCTCTATTACTTGTTGGTCTCGCTAATTTTTTATAATTTCTTTCAGCATCATAGTCATATCCAAACTTTCTTGGCATCTGCCTTTGTGCATATGTTCCTTGATTTTTGTGTTTAGATACTGTTGTTGAATAAAAAGTATCGGTGTCGGGAGAAGTTACTTTAGGGTCAGTATTTCCACCTATATTAAAGCGAGAACGAACATCTTGTTTATTCGCTCTAAATTGTGCTTTCTTAAATGCCGCTAAATCTGAATTTGTTTCTCTGCGATTTAAAAGTGCATCATCATATTGACCTTTTGATGCTGGTGGACCTTTAGGTGCTACTACCCTAGATCTTACATTTCTTGATGCTCTTGCTGCGGATGTAACTCTTTTTCCACCATCAGCAGTTCTTGCAACTCTTGATGCTGCTCTTACACCTTTCAGTGCTAATCTTGCAAGTGCGCTTTCGTCAAGAAACTCCTGAAATGTTTTCATTCCCATTCTTTTTATCTTTTAGATATTTATGAAATGGGTTTGCGTAATTAGTCTGAATATTCTTCAGACCAGGATTGATTGGAGTTAATTTAACATATAACTCACTTGGTTTATATCCAAAATAAGATTGCAACCAGGGACACAACCATACTTCTTCAAAAAGAACCATATCAAGATAGGTGGTTCCTTCATCATTTGTAGATTGGAATGAAAGAACCGTATCAGAATCATCAAAATCTTCTGTATTGACAACAACATACATTTGATCATTTGGTTTTGGGTCACGATTCATTCCGATTCGGAAATATTCATCTAAAACCAATTCAGTTCCATTGCAGAGTGCTTCGGCAACTGTATCTTGATGTTCATGATCAAACGTCCAAATACCACTATTAGTTTTTTGTGTCGTAAAAGTAATATTCATATCACTAGACGGTAAATCTTCCTACTTCTTTATTAAACATTTTTCTGAGTTTTCTGAGTCTTGGATTCTGGAGTTTTTTTAGTGGAGTCTGATAAGTATCATCCTCGTGTCTTGTCCTTTCATAGGATCTCTGCTTTTCCAGATCTTCAAGAAACTGAAAGAATGTCTTTTTCATGAGTGTTTTTGAAAATTGTGATATGAGAACACTGATCTATTTACCAATTTGATCATCATGTTCTGATTCTTAAGAACAAAACCTTCACCAATAATAGGTAAATCTTCTATGAAGGCACTGGGACTATTGGATACAATCATACACTCCATGAGATCTTCCTTAATCTCAATCATTGTAAGATACAGATGTGCAAGTTTTTTATCAAGAATTTCCGATAAAACACTCCAGGTCAGTTCTTCACCCGATCGAATCAGAGAATTGATTGATTTCTTTGCTTCTGATGCTTCTTTGACCATAAGAAACCGAATTCCTTCCGTGTCGATAACTGGAAACCGTGGTTTGATATAATCTACAATGGGTTGAACAAACTTTACTTCTGTGGTGTCATTAAAGAACGGTGCCGCACCGCTAATAATGGCATTCTTTACTTCTGTCTTTGTGTGATATTTTGTATGAGGTGCAACAATAACCTTCTGTGTGATGATTTCTGGAAACACATAGGTAATTGTATTTGGTTTATAGGTATCCGAACCACCAAATCCAATAAAATCACACTGAATAATGTCCTCCGTGCGAGGAAGAACATCAAAACATGCATGTAGAATATTGGCAACCTCACCATCAAAGTACACATCAATCTCTTCATGAGAATGACACAACTTAATCTTTACCTTGTTAAAGGCAGATTTGGTCGAAATGAAAAACTGATTGTTTGTAGGGTTCGTACCAAATACAAGTGCGGGTGAACCATCAATTTTGAGTGATACTTCATCAAACTCAAAGACCGAAAAGTCTCCAGTAAGGCAATAATCTTCGAAGTGCTCTTGATGTAGATTCTTCATGATGATTTTGTGTGATTTTCGTAGGCAATTTCTTCCAGTTTCACCAGAAGTTCGGGAGTGAAAAGTTCTACAATCGGTTCATCATTATCATAATACAAATCACAATACTGATTGAACAAATCTTCATTGATGTATGAAAGATTGTCCAGTAGTTGTTCAATACAACGAATCAATTGTTCCTGATTCATTTCAAGATCCACCATAAACATAATCTACAATACCAGCAGCATGATTCACACCTTCGATGACGATGAACTTTGCATACTTATCAAACTCATCAGCATGATACTCACTGAACTCTTTGATAAACAACTCACGGCACTGTTCTTTAGATTCGGCAGCGATAACTACCATACCACTAGTCCAATCAGTCAGAACTTCGTTGATGATGTAGAGATTCATTTGTTTTTAAGAAGATAATGAAGAATCATGATTTGTCCTGCACCTAGAACGTAGGCAATCAGGACTAAAAGACCAATCATTTAGATACCATTCAGAAAGTCGTGCAGAGCATCTTGATACTCTTCTTCGGTATTAAAAGTACGAAGTCCGATGGTACATGGAAAGGTGCGCTTCGGAGCACGAGTCTGACGAATCTCCTTCTCGGTGTAACCTTTCTCAGTCAGTTGCGCGACGTAGGGATTGGAAGTCATGGTGTTGGTGAATTACTCTCTTATTGTAAAGACATCCAGTGGGTTCTGGATGCCTGAGTGTGCCAGTTGTCAGAGTGTCACTTGTTCATTTGGAGTGTAGGGACAGGCATACCACCCTCAGTGGGAACATAGATCGTCACATTACCATTCTTACTACCATCTTCCAGACCAGTGATATAAAGATACTGAAGATACTCACGGTTGTCTTTGAGACTATCACCGATGATTTGGTTTGCCTTGGCGACACCAGTGGCACGGATGATTTCGGCATCGGCAAGTTGTTGTGCCGAATCTTTCTTTGCTTGTGCTTCCAGAACTGCTACTTGGCGAGTATATTCTGCCTTCTGAAGTTCTGCTTTACCAGCAAGAGATTGTTGCCACACATTATAGAGTGGTCCACCAAAAAATAGTAGAGCAACAACAACTACAAATCCAGCACCAAATACAATGGCAACGGGAGTGTTTGGATCATTATAACGGGTCATAATTTACCTCAAATAAAGTTCAGGGAGTAATCCAATCGTAACTATCAGGACTTTCTACACTCTCATATCCATCATACTCATCAATACGATAAGGACCAGAGACCTCATCAATAGCAAGTTTAGCACACATTCCGTTTGCTTTGTCACCCAGTTCTTCTACAACTTGGACAAGAATGGGATCGTGACGGTCAACATTTCCATAATACCAAGTTTGTTCAGAATGCTTTTTGTTGTAAGCAACCCGTTCATCTTGGGTCATAGAACGCCATTCTTTTTGTTCAAGTCGTTCTTCGGGTGGAACCAACCAAACGGTGAACATATCCATGAAGTCACCATTTTCAATCCAAACTTCTTTGCCTTGAAGTTCCCAGTAACGCTTACATGCTTCACGGGACAGACCAAACCCACCGTAGCAGGCATTATATACTACTTTAGTCATTTGGAAGATACGTTAGCTTTAAAAATAAGATTAGCAAGGAAGATGATAGCAAAGTTCTGCCAGAAGGTCAAAGAAACATTAAACCAAGATAGAATCAGTCCAAGCAACCATGCTTCAAAGAATAGTCCTGCAACAGCAAGGACAATTACACCAAAAGCAACACCAAGAGCAGTAGAAGTTTTCATAATCAATTACCGAATCGTTGTGCCCAAAGAGAATAAGAATGGTTTTTCATAAGTTCAAGCATTTCATAACGTTGGCGAATTTCGGAATCTTCGGGAAGATCATAAATGCAAGGAATTGCAAGATACATTCCATCAACAGCATGATTCAGAATACTATTCAGAAGATCGTGCTCTTCATAACTAAATTCCATCGTGATAGGTTTCTGATCACAATAGTTCAGTTCCAGAGTTTCCATGATTTATTTGAATGAACATGTATATTATAAAGGGCATTCCAGTTTCCCGAAATGCCCTATGTGACAATTTTTAGAGTGTCACATCTCTACAATATCACCATGAGCACGAGCATGATTGACCTCATAACCCCAGGAAGTCATTGAGCGGGCACTAGGATCGCTCAGAAGGTCGTTCCAACGCTGTGCCGTGGCATCATCCTCAACGGCATAACGATAGACCTTCTCGGGCGAAGAACGGAAGGAAATGATGGTGTCATAGGCATCCGTTCCATCTTGTGCAGGAACCAGTTCCATACGATGAATAGCACTGGACTCTTCTTCGGTGAAAACCCAGGAAACTTTGAAGGGATGGCGAGTTGCGGT